CCAAAGGGATGAAGTCCTTTACACATCAACCAGTTGATGATCTACCAAAACTACTAACAGAAAATATAAATGGCGGTAGATACTATATCTCACCAACAGGTGAAAAGTATCCGTCAATTACTACCATTCTTGCACCAAGAGGTAAAGAAGGCATACTTGCATGGCGTAAGAAAGTCGGCGAAGAGAAAGCAAACTTTATTGCTAATGAGGCTGCAAGACGAGGTACTGCTGTACACAAACTAGTTGAACAGTATCTTAACAATGAAGAACTATCAGACGCAGGTGTTTTACCACTTGCCTTGTTTACAGTTATGAAAGAAGAACTAGACAAGATTGATAATATCAAAATACAAGAAGGTAGTTTATATAGTGATGAATACAAAGTTGCTGGTCAAGTTGACTGTATTGCTGACTATGATGGCAAACCATGTATTATTGACTTCAAGACCTCTACTAGAGAAAAGAAAGAAGAATGGATTGAGAACTACTTTATACAAGGTACTGCTTATGCTGAAATGTATAAAGAACGATATGGTACTGATATAGAAGATATTGTTATTCTGATTGTGACCGAGCAAGGTCTTAATCAAGTCTTTCATAAAAAGAAACAAGACTACATACCTAAACTAAAAGAGGCGATACAAGAATTCAATGGCAATAATAACTCCTAACAAATTTGCTCTACTCATAGAGAACATGGTGAGAAACAAAAGAGTTTCACATTGGGAAGCAGTATTACTATACTGTAAAGAGAATGATGTTGACCCAGCAGGTGTTGGTAAACTAATAAACAAGTCATTGAAAGAGAGACTTGAAGTGAATGCTATGGATTTAAGATTATTAAAGGAACAAGTAGGTAAACTACCTGTGTAAGATGGATGGATTTGATGTCTATAAAATCTACCTTGCAATCAAGCTACACTTCACTTCGGACTCGTATGACTACTTCAAGCACAATGGGAAAACTACTGCAAGACTTAACACCTTTACTAAAAGGCGTGATAGATACTTTTTTCATAAGTTGTCTAGGTCTTATTCGAGTAGTGCTTGTGTTGACTATTTTGTTGCTGGATTTATTGGTAGCGATACAGTTTGGATTGGCGATGTGGTTGGAAAGTCTGGTCAAGATAATTACACCAAGTGGCAAAAAAGAATAGAGAGTTTAAGTTATGTATTTGAAAATGATTGCGATACTTTGCTTGACTTCATCGAGGAGAAAGAAATCAAATTTGACGATCTCTTCAAAGTCAAGAAAGGACAACATCCCCCATTGGTTAAACTCTATCTTGCCAACAAAATAACAGTAGAGAGTATGGTAATATTAAATGATATTCTTAACTATACAAAACAGTTTAATAAAGAGATAGGTGAGACAGTTATCTGGCCTAAGAAGTATAAATTATTGATGAACTATAAACCATTTTTGAAATACAATAGTACAAAAATGAAAATGATTATAAAGAAGAAGATAAATGAGCGATAACGGATATACAATATGGACTCATGAGCATACTGCTCTAGAATTATCAAACAAAGTACACGAACTTTCAAACAAGATAAAAAAGATTGAAGAGGTCAATAACGAAGATGGTGCTACAGCACTTACTAAACAAGTTTTGATTAAACATATTATAGAAGGTACTGATTACAACGAACCATACAAGTCTTTTAATGTTGATGAAGGTGATGAATGAGTCTATACAATAATCTTTGGGGAGTTCCTGTTTACAAAGTTAATACTAATTACACATACAGTAAACTAGATCAAAACGCAAAAGACCTTATTGATAAACATATAAGTTTTACAAAATCAAATAGTGATTCGGTTAATGTAATTATAGAACGAGGTAAATTTTTAGAAGATATCAAACTAGTAGAGATAAAAAAACTAATAGACTCACACGCACATTATTTTAGAGATAACTTTATGATGTGTACAAATGAATTAGAAACACAGGCAAGTTGGCTTACAATAAATCATAAAGGCTCTAAACACCCACAACATAATCATCCACACGCAATATTTTCGGTATGTTATTACCCAAGAGCTGAGAGTGGTAGTTTAGTATTGATAGCACCAGATGGTAAAAATACTTGGCAAAAAGAATACAGACTGGGATTTCAATATACACAATTCAATGAGTGGAATTCTTTAGATTGGTCAATACCTGTCCTATCTGGTGATATAGTTATATTTCCTGGTTGGGTTTCACATTTCACTTCACCAAACGAATCAGATAATTCTAGAATTATGATTGGTGCCAATTATTGGTTAAGAGGTGAGATGAAATTTGAAGATGAATTAGATAGTATTAGGATTTAATGCTTGACTATTATAATAGAATCTGTTATACTGTATATATTAACAAGGAGAGTTGACTATGTACACATTAGAAAGTGAAAGAAATAGAAGAATTATCTTAACTTCAGATGATAAAGAAGGATTAATAAAAGTTTGTCGAGAACTAAACGAACTCGATCAAAATGCCACAATGGTAGAAACTTTTGCGGTTACTAGAAGTGGCGAAACTATTTACGGAGGACAGGTAAAGGCCTTATAAATAGTACTATATTATGCACAATGTGGATAAATTAATACATACAATAATACTTACAACATACGGAGAATATATAAATGAATACAAGTATAGCGGCCTTAAAAAGGTCAAGATCAAACCTAGACGCACTCACTAAAGAACTTAGTGGCGTCTCTTCAAACAACAATCAGAAATCTTATGTAGATGACAGGTTCTGGAAACCAGAACTAGACAAGACTGGTAATGGTTATGCCGTTCTTAGATTCTTGCCTGCTGTCAAAGACGAGGATTTACCTTGGGTTAAAATGTGGTCACACGCATTTCAAGGACCTGGTGGTTGGTACATAGAGAATTCTTTAACTACAATGAATCAAAAAGATCCAGTTAGTGAAGAGAACAGTCGTCTATGGAATTCAGGTATAGAGGCAGACAAAGAGATTGCTCGTAAGAGAAAAAGAAAACTATCTTACTATGCAAATGTTCTTATTGTTTCAGACCCTAAACATCCTGAAAACGAAGGACAAGTAAAACTATTTAAATTCGGTAAAAAGATTTTCGATAAGATTACTGACAAAATGCAACCTCAATTTGAAGATGAGAAACCTGTAAACCCATTTGACTTTTGGGAAGGTGCAGACTTTAAATTGAAGATCAGAAAAGTTGATGGATTCTGGAATTATGATAAATCAGAATTTGATTCAACAAAAGAGATTGCGGATAATGATGAGGCCATAGAAGGTATATGGACAAAACAATACCCGCTAAAACCATTTCTAGAAGCGGCGAACTTTAAGTCTTATGATGAGCTGAAAAGCAAACTTGATAAAGTGCTGACAGGTTCTAGAAATACTGGTACAGTAGAAGATATGGTTACCCCACCTTCTATATCTGAAACTAAACCAGAGACAGTAGTAGAAGCAGTAGCGGCTTCTTCGTCAAACGATTCCGTTGATGATGATGAAACGCTGTCTTACTTCAGCAAACTAGCGGAAGAAGAGTAAACTCTCTCCACCTGTTTATACTATGTCTAGAGGGCGCTTAGGCGCCCTCGCCTTATAAATAAAAGTAAGGCATTCGTTGAATGCTATAATAACAAACTATTAGTCAATAGGAGACAAATAATGAATAATAATAAAGCTAAAAGTTTATGCAACAGCACAAACTTTGGTGATGTAGACACTGCTCTACAAAACCTAAAACATAATCAAACATACTCAATCGCAGATATTGTACTGACCATTCGTCAGATACATAATTTTCAACGGAAAACACTTGACAGCATAGCTGTATCTGCTCAATATGATAATTCAAATCAAAATTTAATACCTTTAAATGATCTAAAGGTAGATATGACATATCAAAGAAGATTGAAACTTAAAAAACTACTAAAAAAATTAAAAGATAAAGGTTGCTTCGATAAAGATGTTGCTGGCTTTGTTGATGTAGCACAAAGAACTAACGGCGAAAAAGTAGTCTGGGATGGTTTCAGACGAGTCGTTATGGCTGCACTAACTGGTTTAGAACAGATACCTTGCTCGGTAACATACCATACTAGTAATATTAATTTAATTGATCAACCTAAAAAAGAGGCACAATTATTTAAAATACGAAATACTCCAGAGAAGATATCTCCAGAAGAAAATTTTAAGGCAGAGGTTGTATATGAAGAACCAGAAGCCATTAGAATTAAAACTTTGTTAGAGAATTGTAATCTAGATATAGAAGGTATAATAGGTAGAGGAGTGCCTTTAGGCGGTATCGCTGAAGTACAAAGTAATTTTGAAGGCTGGCAAAAAAATCCAGATACCTTTAAATGGAAACAAGACCATTGGGTTACTGCTAGTCTTATATTACAGGCACTTTACAAACATCAAAATAATGTTTCAGCATATCTTTTAAGAGACCTTGCTTGGTTATTAACTGTTAATGAAGAAATAGATAGTGGCTATGATTCAGATGACATTATGA